TCTAGTTTATTTAAAGATTCTAAACTTGTTTCTCTAAACTCTTTTGTTAACAAATTTGTTTTTAAGTGTTCTGGTGCCCATACTTTGTTGAGGAACACACTATAAAAGTTATACTCTTTTGGATATTTTTGATTATAAAACTGAATTAGGTCCCACCACCATTCTAATAGTTCACATGAACTAGTAATGTTTAATAAACTAACAGTGTGACTCAAAGAAATATTATACTTTTTTGGAAATCTTTTTGAAGTCTCAAACATTTGTCTAACGTGGGATTCTACTTTATTCCATTTAATAGGATATCGAATGTACTCGTTAACTTTTCCGTAACCATCAATAGACACACTCAAATTGATAGACTTGAACTGTTGCCATATATCCAAAAGTCTATCATCTAAATTTGTTAGATTTGTTACATAACTCAAGTCAATGTCTTTTGCACGATCCAAACGAATTAGTTCTTCACACATTCTTAAACCGTCTTCGTGTATCGTAGGTTCTCCCCCTACAAACGCAATTCTTTTAACATTAGGGTATGTTTCTATAAGGTGATCGACAGTTTTGTGGTCGATAAATGTTTTTAAATAATTATTTTCTTTAGTTAATGTTTTAGATATTCCACCTGTAAATTTAGCATCATCACCCCAAATCGATTCCCATTCTTCTCCCCAAAGATTAGATAAAGAAGACGAACAAGTCATACATTTTGAATTGCATTTGTTACTGAATGTCAAATCCAAATACTGAACGTTTTTAGGATCTACAGTAGTATTAGTAGGAAGTTTTGTTTCTACAAAATGATGTTTAAAGGTAGTATTCCATATAGTACGCATGGATTGATTACCTTGTTCTTCCATTTCTTTACAAGTTTTACATCCTAAAGGCCACTCTCCCCTATTTAAAATTTCTCTTACTTTTATAAGACCATCGTCATTAAGATTTGTGCCATTACGATCACCAAACATTGTGTGTGCTTGAAAGTTGCAACACGGTTTGTAGCCGGAACCATCAAGGGACACTGAACCAAATGCTAATGAGCAGTATATAGGTTCTTTAGGAATCGTCATAGCCATTTCATCTCAAACCACATTTTTTCTTCATCGCCTCTAATATAGATTCTAGATTCCTTGCTTGAATCATTCTCAAAACACCAGTGAGGATTTATAGGGAACTCTTTGATCTTTTCATCTACTTTGCCAGTTAAGGTACGGTTATACCAGTTTTGCTCTTTTGCCTGCCATAGATTCATGTACTCTCTAAATTCACATGATGGTCCCCAAGTGTCCCAAGCCCATTTACGTAAGATAAGAAAATTCATTGTTCTTGTTACATCATAATTTATTGTTCTTGCTGGGGTAAATCTACGATAGTCATAGTCAGTTAATACTCTTGCATAGTATTTAAACACACCGTGACCTGTATTTCTACCGTCTAGTTTTTTAAACTTTACTCTTCCTGCTATCTCTAAATCCATGATTAGTATCCAGCTTGCTTTAGTAATTCCTTTACTTCAGGAATAATATCAACATCTCGTCTAAACTTGATAGCCCACTTTTCAGGGTCTATATAATCTAGCACCATCTTTTGTTGTAGCTCTTGCAAAGATCCTAAAAATTCTAAACCTGATTCACTTTGATACAAGACCCAAGGAGAGATTCTGCCTGCTGTAACTTCATAGCAGATACGATTTTTAGGACCATATCGCAAACAATCTTTGCTAACAATCTTTTCATCTTTAGCAATCTTTATCATAGTCTCAATACTACGTGCAACTGCATCAAGTGGGTCTTCTTGTCTTAGATATTCTACAATAAACTTTGTGTAGTTAGTATCACTAGTCCACTTATCAATCACTATTTGATTTTTTAGTAACCAATCTGCATATCGATCTACATTGATTACCCTAGCATTAACACAATAATGACCAAAACGGACGAACGCAAGATAGTATGCACTTTTGATAAAGTCCAGATATGTTTTCTGTTTCTTCGTTGCCGTGTTCTTAAGATAAAAATTTAACCAAGCATTGAAGCCGATACGATTACCTTTTAAATCTTTGTCGCCCCATCTGCGTTTGTTTTCACACAGATGTTTGTCCATAGTGGTCTCACGAATAAACGACCTGCCACAAAAGTCGCAGCCAAACTCTGGCTTAGTTGCCTGAGTCTTTTTCATATTGTTCGATGTCTTGATCTGTAACAAGGTCACTTAATAACTCCAACTCGTCAAATTTTAAATCTGGGAATTTGTCTGCTAGATACATCTTGCGTTTGTGCTGATCACAAAATGCTGAAGCGATTTCTTTTAAGTCGCTGTCAGATGTTTTAGGATATACTTTCTTAAAATATTCCTTGATATCTTTTGCTACTGGTTTTGATTTTAGTTTACTTACACCTTGTGAAATATGCGGGATCCATTGATGATATTGTTTGCCGATACCAGGACTAGCCGCACATAACATCAACCATTGAAGTTTAGGATGCTTGTGTACGTTCTCGTTGAACATATACTTGTTTGCGTGATAGTCTACACTTTGCAGGTAATACTGCGACACTTCACGCTTACCTTTGACGGCACTAATCCAATGTGTCATCATAAACGGAACAAACTTCTTTTGTTGTTCTGGCGTTAAACGATCATAGTATCCATAATCTTTTTTATCAACCGCGGCAATTGCCTCGAACAAATTAAAATCTTGTCCTTGTAGTTTTTCATCACTCGGTATCTTTTTCTTCATAGTCTCTCTTATATTTTGACATAACATCAGCCGCATCGTCAACAGCAGATGGAGAAGTTTGTACGAACTCCATTGCATCAAACGTAGGGTTATGTTTACCGAATATCTTTTCCCAGTTGTCTGCGTAGGCTTTGTTATTTGCGCCTTTTCTAGGTGCGCTACCTTTTCCTGCCATTATGTTAACTCCCACCTAATCTTCTTGCCGTAGTCTTTTTCAAATAACGCAATTAGTTCATCATAGGGAACTTTTTCTTCTGATTCAAACTCATCTAACCAATCACTGAGTGCGTTCCAGTCTTCACCGTGCATCACTGGTAGACCGTATTCGTCAGTTCCATTGTAATATTCTTCTGGATCTAAACCATGAATGTCAATACGTCCGCCAGCATAGTGTGTAGTGATCTCATCATATTCCCACACATCACCTGGCCCTAAGCCTTTTGGATAAACTATTCTGCCTTCTTCAAGTACCACGCTGACTTTGTGTGTAAGCCCACGTTTGCGATACCAGTCCATTGAAATAGGACCCATGAAATTAGTCCAGTACGTTATCATCGTTATGCTAACTCCCAACTAATCTCTGGGCGTGTATTGCCTTTGCCGTTCCAATAGATACTACATCCACATTCTTCGATAATGGGCAGAATCGCTTTCAAGTTCTTTACCCCTTGTTTGCTACCATCAAAACAGAATGTACTGTGGTGTTGTGCTTCGGGTGTAAGGCACGTGAACCCATGCACACTTTCGTCTAGGTCTGCACGGTTACCTTCGTATGCTTCAATCACATACCCTTCACCATCACAGCGTTCACAATCTGACCATTCGCCATCTTCAGATTCTTCTCCGCCGTTCCCGTCACATGCAGAGCAGTCTTCACTGTCTAACTCTGCTTCGCAGTCTTGGCTGTGATTGAACAGCACTTTTGAAAAGTCTATTTCAGTGCCGTCTTCAAACTCGTAAGGTAACTCGGCCCATGCACAACTTTGACAGCAGGGCAAGTTCCAACCCACATACCAACCTTCTTCACGTAAACGTTGTTGCAGTTTTCTAAATCCATTCATTAATGTTAATCACTCTTTGTCGTTAGGATAGTGCTTTTCTTTTAATTGCTTTTCGGTGGGTGTAGTAAAATCTAAGTCAACGTCACCAAGTGCTTTGTTTAACTGGGACACTTCATATATCATCCATGCTGTCAAAGTAATTAGCAAACCTATAAAAATATAAAGTGCTATCAACATCAAAACACCTGTGCGTAGTCTACTACTTCGCAGTTTCTACTAATTTCTTTGACAAAGTAGACACAGCGAGGTTGAGGACCATCGTCAATAGGCACACATAAAAATTGACCATTACGTAGTCTTGGTGCATACCAAGTTACATCTGAATAGATATCAATAATTTCGATGGGCAAAAATCCAGGAGCAAATGAAGTTAAAGGGTTAAAAGCAAATACTGAAAATCCTCTGTCATTTAAACTTGACAAGGGCAATGTTTCTAAATCACCGCCGTCTTCATCTCCAATCAGCACTTGCCAATCAACTGGCATCTTAACTGTTTTATCACCAATCTTTAATACCACTGCGGGTGCGCTAAATGATTCTAAAAAGATTAAAGGAATGTAGTAGTAATCTACATACGAAGGATTAGAATTATCTAATATAGCAAACCTTAGATCATCAACTTCTTCAGGTAAGGTTTCTAAATTATAAAACTCGTTTTCTAATGTTAAAATTCTCATGCTGTTATTTTATATTCTCCTGTGTGTAAATGCAACAAAATAGGTTACCTTAGTAATCTAATTTTTCTATCACAAACGGATAGTTTGCTTCTTTGTAAAATGCTTTTCGTTGTGTTAGATGTCTCTTGGCGAATCTACACGAACTAGTAATGTCCCAAATTTGAACAAAGTCTTTATCTTCTGCTTTACGAATGCCACGACCAATAGACTGGATGACACGAACAAAAGACTTACCAGGCTCAATAAGTACAAGGTTAAAAATCCTAGGTATATTAATACCAACAGCGGCCACGCCATAAGTGGCAACAAGAACTTTGTTAGTTGCTGTCGCAACTTCGTCATATTCTTCTTTACGTTCATTTACTTTAGTACTCCCTGAAATAAAGACAGCATCATCTAATCTGCTTACAATTTCTTGTCCTGCGTTGATTCTGTCTACTAAAACAAGAGTGTTACCGCTATCCTTAATTGAATCAATTAAACTACACATCTTGTCTAAACGTTTTTCATCAGTAAGCAAGTGTTTTAATTCGGCTTGATAATTAGTAAACTCTTGTCCATCTTGCAACTGAACAATATTCACGTGACAGTTGGCTAGCACACCTTTGTCTTGTAACTCGCTTGCTGATAGTTTGTTGATTACACTACCCAAACTTACTTGTAATGCTACTCGCTCATACTCTGCTTTTGGAATTGTGCCTGTTAGTCCCCATCTGATAGGAACACGTGACATGACCCCTGTAAGTAACTGCTTGAGCGCATCTGCTTTAGCCATGTGTACTTCGTCAACTATAACGCACACAACGTCTTCAATGAACTCTTGGATCGTGCAATCTGCTGTACCCGCTTTAGTGTTCTTGAGCATGATGTTAAGAGACTGCCATGTACAGATAGTATGAGTTTTGTTGAACTCTTTACGATCTCCAAAATAGACCCCTACATCTAAGCCCATATTCTTGTAGTCTACTTCAGTTTGGGTAACTAAAGACTTGTTAGGAACGATCACAATCGATCTTCCATATGATTCTACACTGTGACTTAGAACAGCCGTCATAATCGTTTTTCCAGCCCCTGTAGCGACCTCTTGAATCGATTGAGGGTTCTCTAAGAACTGATTGATTACTTCTGTCTGATAGTCTCTGAGGACGATTGATTGCCCCTCTTGCGTATGTCCCTTAGGCCACACGATATGCGAATAAGAATCAGTCTCAACTTTGTTGAAGTTGAACGATACCGAATAGTCCCGCTGATCGTCTAGTTCGATATCATAATTCATACTTTCTAGAATGGGTAAGATATCCCCTAGCAGGTTGATATACGTAGACCCTGCTAGGGAAAAATAACTTATCTTACCATTCCATCTACCAAGCCTGACGCTTGGCATGTATCTAGCACCCGGAACTTCAAACTCAAACTTTTTCATACATGCCCTTCGGGCATCTAATTCAAGTCCTTCGATCTTGACATTAACCTCATCTTTGATTACTAATGTT